TTAGTATTTTCTATAACTGCATCATCAAATGCAGCTAAATCTTCTTTGTTTTGCATTGGTCTTACTTTTGATAATCCTACAACTTTTGCACTATCGTTAAGTCTTGATGCAATAGCATCTTGTGATATAAAACTTTCTGGACTTTCTTTTGTAACATTTAATGCAGCTATAGCTGATTTAAGATAACTTGGAAGTATTACTTCTGCAAACCAAGTAGGATTACTTAAATCTGATACTTCTTCAATAGGTGTACCAAATGGAAATATAGTTCTAAACATATCTCTTCCTATTGTTTCTCTAACCTTTTTGCTGACTCCACCTATAGGTACAGCAAGTACTGGTCCAATACCTGGCAACAATGAAACAGATATTAAATTTAAACCACTTAAAGGTATCTGTACATCTGCTCTTAATTTTTCTCCTTCATTACCACCTAGTAACCTATTAGCTAAAAAGTCAGGAAGTGGAAAAGACATCATATCCTCATCTGATAATGGGTCTTTGTATACAATGCCACTTCTTCTACCAGCAGTTATAGCCATTTCTGCTCTGTGTGCATACTTTGGATTTATTGACAATGCTTTTCCCCAAGATGTTAAAACTTCTTTAAATGCTTCAAAAAATGGAAATACAAATCTTAAACTATCTGCTACTAAACCTTTTTGAGATAAATTATATAATATCCTGTTATGCTCTTCTAAAGCAAACAACTGTGCTCTTGAATCTATTTGTTCTAAAGTTAATTTAGACAAATTATTTTTATTTATATTAGAACCAAGTTTTTCTATGTCAGGGTATAGTTCTGCAATTTCTTTTCTCATTGGTTTTGGTAGCTTATTTATTCTTTGCAACAATGTTTTTATTGCTTTATCATCTGCTTGTATTAAATCATCAGCAACACTTCTAAAATATAGTTGTTTATATGCAGGTATTCTGTTTATATTTGCTTCAATAGCACCTGCCATAAACCACAATGAAGAAAATGGTGTATCATCAAGTTGTGTTTTTTTATAATTTTTAAATGTATTGTTAATTAAATCATCTGGTGCTGGTATAGCAAAAGGTCTATTTCTAGAAGTTTTTAGCATATTTTGTATGCCTTTCATAATAACTTTTACATTATCTGTTTTTCTTCTATCCCAACTTCTAACATCTATGCCTTTATATTTACCTGTAGCAATAGATTCTAATAACTCTATATCACCACCAGTTAATTCATTGATTCTTTGTTTATATCCATTAATAAATTGTTTTACGCCTTCTATGTTTGTAGGTCTTTCTACTCTATCTAATGCTTTTTCATAATTTAGTCTTATATCTTTTAAGTCACCATTCCACATCCTCTCTGCAAGTTCATCTAATGATTTTGTATTAACTGTGTATTCAGCAATATTTTGTGCAATATCTTCTCTCCATATACCAGCTAACTGTATTCTTATACCTTCTGCAAATCTTTTAACTTTATCTAAATTATCTAGTTCGCCATCACCTAGTGTAAATTCAGAAAAGTTTTCTTTTACAAATCCTCTTATAGCTTTAGGTCCAAAATGTTTACCTGATGCGTTACCTACTGCTTTATCTAATTGTTGTTGCAGTTGTCTATTGTTTTTACTCCAAGCGTTTTGTACAAACTTATTACCTACAACATCTTCATCTAAAATTAATAAATATTCAAAATATGATTTAGGATTATTAACAACTGAATCTAATCCAAAAGCAGCCATACGAGGTTGCCCTTCTAATACAAGTCTTAGTGGATATGCAAGTCTAAAAGGTAAGTTAGCTGTTGACCAAGCTCTTTGAAATGTCCACACTTTGTCTATAATTTTATCGCTGTAAGCATCAGATGCTTTACCTAGTACATCTTTAGCATTAACATCTGCTTGTGCAAAAAACTTACCAAGTGGTGTATCTGCGTTAAAATTATCTGATACTTTAGCAAATGACTTGGCAACTATGCCATCTACATTTTTGACTGCTCTACGCAAATCTCTATGGTCAGTAAAGTAAAATGTTCTATCCATAACTTGGTCAGGAAATGGTGTCTGTAAGTTTATTGATGTATCTCCAATCTTTGTAGACTTCTGCATACCAGTTGTTATAGGCTTTAGTCCTTCTCCTGCTTTGTATGCTTCTTGGTCAATGCTGTATAAAACATTGTTATCTCTAAAACCACGCATTTTGTTTTGATGTATTTTAAAAGAAGATACTGTTTCAGGTTTATTTGTTAATTTTTCTATTAGCTTCCCATAATAATCATCAGCAAGAATGTCTTGTGCTTTACGATAATCTTCATCTACTAATGCTCTTGTAACCTTTACTGCTATGTCATTAAGGTCTTTTCTTGGCAACTTTCCTACAGTACCATGACTAATAAGTGTATTTACTGTTTGTTGCCAATCTTGTAAGTTAACCTCATTTTCTGGTATATATCTTCCTATTTTACTAAGAGGGTCAGTAGCTTTTGCTGCTGCTCTTTTTTGTCCAAATGTTTTATATGTATAGTCATTAAGCCAGTCAGGTATAATTTTAGTTCTATTGATTGTTGGGACTTTCCAACTTGTGCCATTTAGTATTGCATCACTAGCAGCATTGACAACATCATCTGCGTTTTCTGCATCAAATAATTTAAGAGCGTAAGCAGGGTCTTTATTAGCATCAAGTAATTTAATAAATTTATCTGGGCTTTTATCTTTTACAATTAAATCTGCTACTTCTTTACCCATGTCTTGTTTTATAAAATCATCTGCAAGAGTTTTAGCATCAGTAATATTACCTGCTTTTACTGCTTCTTTTATTTTTCCTTGTATATTTCTAGCTGCTTTTATAGCTTTTGCAGATTTACCTATAAGTGCAGCAGGGTCAGTAAGTATAAGGATAGCTGCATCAATAGTTCCTGATACAATGTTAAAACCCTCATCACCTTGTATTCCTAATTGATTTTCTATGTATCTACCAGTAGTTATACTTCTATCGTTATACTTATTAGCCTCTTTGATTTCTGATGTTATCTCTTCAGCTTCTCCAGCAGGTATAAAACCTGTACCAGTAAGTTCATCATACTTATCAACAACACCACCAACACCTAATCTACCAAATGCTTTAGGTATGTTTTTTACATAGTCATCAGGATTTAACGCTGCTTCTTCTGATACTTTTCTAAGTGTGTATTCTAATGACGATGGTCCTGCTTGTTCGTAGTAACCTGCAATCTTTTTTGTTCCTACTTCACCAATAAAATTTTCAGATATACCAAAATCTTTTCTTGCAATTAATCTACCTAAACCATTAGCTATAGCTTTTCTTTCTGTAGATGCAGCAGGGAAAGGTAACAAGTTACTTGTAAATATTCCAGCAACTCTTTGTGCTTCTTTAGAAGTCAAACCTTGTTTTTGTAAATCTTCTTCTACTTCTTTTGTAAATAATATCCTACCTCTTTGACCTCTAAGTATTACTTGTTCCTGTGTGTGATTCCAAACATCAAAAGCAAATCTAATACTTCTTTTTACACCACCAAAAAAACCATTTTCATCTTCTTCGTTTTTTATTATGTCTGCATATTCAGGTGGTGTTTTTGTAAAGTTTTTATTTTTAGCAGCATTTATCTGTATCTGTTCAACTGCTGCTTGTTTAATTTGGTCATTGTTTGCACCTGTTTGTACTAATGAATTTATAAGACCAGTAGATAAAAAAGGATAGGTATATTTGATTGTCATAGCTCTATTTTTTTTATCTGCGTTTAAACTAAACTTTTTGTAATCCTCTATAGTTTGTTTTTGTAACTGTTTTTTTTCAGAGTTACTTTTGAAGTCATCTCCAAGTGTATATTGATAAACCATTATCTGTTTTCAAGTACAGTTAGTCCATCATTAGCCAAAGAAACAGTATCTGTTGTAGGAAATAATTCTGCTAATGCAATAGCATACAAATCACCTTTTTCTTGTGGTGTTAATGTTACTCCTGTCCTACCAGGTCCTAGTGCTGCACCATCTGTTAAAGGTTGTTTTTCCATTTGTGTTTTTCCAAATACTTCTACAGGACTAAATTTTCTAGCAGGTGCTTTAGGTGTTTCTTCTTTTGGTAAAGGAGCAGCTTTCTGTTGCTCTGTTAATTCTTGTTGTTCGCCATAATCCATACCAGGTATTCTTCTGACAGCTTGTGTATTGTCATTAAAGTTTCTTGCTGGTGGTGGTACATTGCTATTTCTTCCTGTAACACCTTTATTAGAATTACTCCTCGTAGCCATCTTTATTCTCCTCATCATCATAAAACATAAATGTAGAACTTATAATCATGTAGCCAAAAGGGAAAGCTAAAGGAGGCATTTGGTCATGATATATTTTTGTTTCATCACCAGCTTGAAATATTATATTGTCACCAATTTCATCTAGTTCCCCTAATGAATTATGAACTATATCTGCAAAATCTTTATTAACTGACATTATCCACCTAATCCTGCTAAAAATTGCTGTATGCCTGGTGGAGGACCCTGTGGTGGTAGAGCCTCTCCTCCAAGCAATTCTTGTTCTGCACTTGGTATCTCTGGTTCTTCTGCAGTAAAGAATTTATCTAAGATATTTTGCATATCTGATGGATTCTTTCTTATCTGCACAACAGCCATAGTTGCTTTAGGGTCTCCTTGTTGTGCCTGAGCCAATAATGTATCAAATAATATTTTATCTGCTTTTTCTTTTGTAATTCTAGTATTTACCATAGTAAGGTTATCTAACCCATCAAGGTTTTCTTGTAATGTTTGTGTGTCTATAATACCTGCTTGCAGTAATTGCAGCCCTGTTACAATCTTCTGTGGCTCATCATATCCAGCCATAGCTCCATATACTCTTCTAGTTTTATATGCACCTTGTATATCTTTATTAGGGTCATATTTTTCTGAAAAGAATTGATTGCTATAGTAACCTGATAAATCTTTTGTACTACCACCATACATTTTTTCATCCCACTCTAATCTTTTAGCATCAATCATCTCTATAGCATCTGCCATAACTGTGTGATACTCTCTAATCATAAGTGACATACTTGCACCAAGTTCTTCTAATCCTCTACCTGTAGCAAAACTAAGTGGTGATTGTGAATCATCTGTTATTGGATATGCACCACCTACACGAAGTTGTCTTTCTATTCTGTCTATCTGTTGAAATATTTGATAAGGAACATTAGATGCTGGTTTAGAAACTTGTGTACCTGGAGCTAGATAGTTAACAGCAAATCTACCTTTTCTATATTGTCCTGATTCT